TGAATAAAAAAAGCACCCATTTCTGAGTGCTTCACCTAAACAACTTAACATAATCTAAAAAGGTAAATCAGTATCGGGTAAGTCTTGTGGCATATTCTGCTTCGGTGCTTCTGCTTCTTGTACTGCGTTGTAAGGTTCTGAAAACTTAACGCTGAAGTATTTTTTACCGTTCTGTGATTCGTTTAACCATACTGCAAGGTCTTTAACTTTGCCGTCTATCATTGCCTTACCTTTGTAGTCCGGATGCTGTTCCGTCTTTTTGTAGTCGTTCTTGAAAATTGCACCTGTGTTGTCTTTCTGTTCCATTGTTATTTATTTTAAATTAGATAGAGATTTTTTTTTAAAATTGTTTTTAATTCTTGCTGTTTGTCAAAGTATAACATAAATTCTATGTCATTACTAGAACCTTCTCTTGGCGTTCTACCTCCTGTTCTACCTGTGGCTTGTAACTTATTTACGTTGCCGTAAATTATAGCATCTTTGCAGTCCCATACAATAATAGGTGCTTTTGTATCGCATAGCTTTACAATCTTTCGTGCAGCTACAGGTAACGGATAGCAATTATCTAGCGTTCTATTTCTGCCTTTGACTTCTGCATAATATGTTTTTCCTTGTTTTGTTGTTATTTTAAAGTCTACATCGTTTTCGCCAAGCTTTTTATATTTTGCATTTCGTCCGCAAAGTATTTTAATTGCCTTTTCTTCTCTTGACAAATCGTCTTTATTTTCAAATCGTTTAGTCATTTTATTGTTTTACTTAAAATGTATGCGCTTAACGTCTTTCGTGTTCGCCTTGCCTTTTCTGTTAAAAGCTTCTTTTCTTCGTCTGTTACTCTTATGTGAATAACTTTAGTTTTTCGTGTTTTCGTTGTCTGCATCGTTTTCGTTTAGTTCTTTTGTTATTTACTATTATAAAAACTCAGTAGGGAATACAAGAGAATCTCTTTTAACATTCCACTTAGCACCCATTTTCTTCATTTGATTCAAAGATTCAGAATCTCCCCATTTCCTATCTTTAACCAATTTTGTAATTAATTCGTCTGTTAGTTCTACTTCGTCATTTCCTTCGTAAAAATCTTTTATTTCTTGTTTATTCATATTTGTATTCGTTTAGTTCTTTAATAATTAGATCAACACCTTCAATAAAGTCTATCTTTCTGCTTTTGATAAGCATAACAGTTTCGTTTATTGCTTCTCTGTCTCCTATGACATAGCCAAGTTTGCTTAGAAGTTGTTTAGATTCTTGTTCTTTTCTTTTTAGTTCCCTGTAGTGTTCAAATATTTGATTGTCCATAATTAACTTATTAGTGTTTCGTAATACTTTCTGCAGTCTTCTATTCTGTCGTATATGTCTTTTATTACTTGTTCGTCACGTTCTATAACAAAAGTTTTTATTCGTTTTTCTGCAGGTATGTTGTCAAAGTTGTGCTGCGCTTCAACGTGTTCACGAAGTTCATCACTTTCATCTATTAGATGTTCTTTCCAATGCGCACGTCTTACTTCGTCTTCTACCATAAGTTCCGGTGTGTTTACTAAGCAATAACATAAGTAAGCTTTAGTCTTGTTTGTAAGTGCTAGGTAACCTTGAAGCTGAAAATAATATTCACGATTAGGTATTTCTTCAGCAAAAAAAGGAAACGTTGTAGCATCCCAAGAAGATTTAACGTCTAAGACTATGTCCGTGTTTACATCCGGTGTACCTGTTAAGTAGTCGTTTTCGAAGTGTTCTTCGTTCTTAATCATAAAACCTAAGTCTAAAACGCTTTCTGCTAACTTTATTGCATCGTCTTCTACTTGGTTGCCTTTGTCCGTGTATCTACTGTTAAACTCTTTACGTTTGCCGTACAATTCTTCTACTGCAAGTTCCTGTAAGTATGTCTTACAGGTCTTGCTTAGTGTTTCTGTTTTACTTCTACTGTTAGTCATTATCTTACCAATAGAAGAACACCTAATCTTTAGCATAATTCAAGTGCTTTAGATTGTACGTTAGTTAGTGCAAACTTGTCTGTAAGCTTGTCTTTCGTAATCTTACCTTCTTGTACCGCTTTTAACGCATCTTTAAAACGTTCTTTAGATAGCTTGTCTTTCTTAACTACAGGTACTTGCTCACCTGCTGCATCCGTGTCTTTGTCAGTTACTAAACCAAGTGCAGAAGATAGTGCATAACGTCTAAAGTAGGTAACGCCACTACCGAAACTTTGGTAGTCGTTCATACCTTTTAGTGTTGCCTGTGGAATAAGTGTGTTTGATTCTAACGTTTCACCACTTTCAACGTGAAAGATAATAGTGTTCAAGTAGTTATCTTCTTCGTGTGTGTTAATTAGTTGCGTGAATCCTAGACCGTGTTTTTCTAGTAGTGGATTAATCTTCTCAAAGATTGTAGGCAAGTCTGCATAAGAATAACCGTAACCTTTTGTGCCTTTGAATATTGGCTTTACTTCTTGCTGAAAAGCTGCAAGTGCTTTAAATAAATGTTTCATAGTGTATTAAATTAAGTGTTTGTGTATACAAATATAGTGTTTTATTTCATATCTTTTACTTTTTGTTTGTACAATTCTATTATCTTTTTTAATTCTTCTCTTGTGTACTTTCGTGTTTTGTGTGCTTCTTCGTGTAGGTTTATTAGTTCTTCGCCTCCTATTCGTTTTTCTATACCTATTTGGTAGTTCAATAGATCACCGCTTTTATCTTTGTTGCACGGTCTACTGCACTGTGCGTGTACGTTTAGTTCTGAAAATCTGACTGCATTGTGACCACCTGCAGAATAGTAATGTCCGGCATCTATGTTTCCTTTGCGTAATGGCTTACCACAAGAAATACACGAATAACCTTTTGCCATATCTCTTGCTCTTATATATGCGTTAAAATAACGTTGTGCTTTTTTAGTTAAACTTTGAACAGTTTCTAAAGATTCCTTTAGTTCTTTTTTTTCTTTCTTCCAATTCTTGACCTTTGCAGTTTCTACCCATACTTTTACGCATTCAGTCTTAAAGCAATATTTTTGATTAAAGTGCTTGGCTTCGAATTTTTCTTTGCAGTTTTTACAACGTGGCATCTATGCAACTTTTTAATATTTCAAGACAAAGTTCTTTCGGTATTTTACTGCGTTCGTAATTATCTTTAAGTCCTTGCGTTCCTGTTTTGCTTCCTCTTGGCGCCTCTTCGTGATGGCATTTTGTATTACCATTAAAGCACTTTGGTCTTGGCTTCCATCCATTAGGATTAAAAATATCAAATATATGATTACTCCAAATGTCAGTAGGTTTCATTCTAATGTCTCCATAACTGCAATAGGTTATAGTTGCTCTATTTATGCCTTTTACTTTTCTTCGCATTTTACCTACAGGATTCTCCATAAAAAACTTAGCATTTGGGAACCAAGTAAAAACTTCTAAAGTCTTTTGTAAAATCTCCATACCTAATATTGCCTCTTTTGTTTTTGGCGTATGATCTTCGTGCCAATGATGACCTATTGAAGCAACGGAAAAATACGTGCAAGGCGGAGATGCCCAAATTATATTGGGTTCTTTTTTTATATCTGATTTTTTTAAATTTAAAATATCTTTAACTAAATTAATATTTTCAAAATTGTTTATATCAACGCTAAAAACTTCCATACCTAAACTTTCCGCAGTTTTACCTATTGACCTACTACCTGCAAACAATTCTAAAACTTTCATTCGTCTTTTTGAAATATGTAAACCTCCTCAACGTTGCAATCTATGTTAGTGCATAAGTGTACGTTTATTACTCCTTCGACTTGTAAGTTAAAATTTTCGTATTCGTGTTGCTCTTTCCATTTTATTGGATCAGCGCATTGTGGACATTTCATAAGTTAAATTGTTTTATTATTAATTCTAAGCAACGTACTACTATACTATTTCCCGCTTGTTTGTATGCTTGGCTGTCTGAGCAAGTCCAAGTAAATGTATCGGGAAAGTCCATAAGTCTGAAGCATTCTCTTGGCGTTAATCTTCTTATGTAGTTATTGTTACCTACAAGCGGCGGGTTTCGTGTTCCTGCTTTAGGATTCCATTCTTTGCCGTCTCTCATACTACTTGTCATGCACGGAGAAATATTGTCTTTTCTTATTCTTAAACCTTCATCAGCTCTATAGTCTGCCACCCATACGTCTACTTTTTTAATTGCAGAATTTATTTTTACGCATTTTGGGTCTTTATAATCTCTAGACAACAAAGTAGCGCAATAATTATTTTGGTCTTGAATTATTGTAGACTTACTAATAAAATTACTATTAACTATACCCTGTATAGATTTTTCACTTAAAAAATACTTTTTATCTACTTTATTTTCAAGTACGTCTTTTAATCGTTTGGTTAAGTGTTCTTCTTTTGCCCATCTAAAATGATTATCCTTATCCTCACGAATACCTATTATAAAAACTCTTTCTCTATTCTGTGGCACTCCGTGTTTTTTTGCATTCATTACTTTGTAGTAAATGTGATAAGG